GGTACTTAACGTAAACAGGTCACGCTGGTACTGGAATATGGACCCGCTGGCCAAGCAGTCAATCCGGTTATGGACTGATTATACATTCGGCTCCGGTATGACGTGGAAGGCAAAGGAAGAGTCCGCCCAGAAGGTGCTTGAGGCATTCTATGCCGACTCCGGCAACAAAGGCATCACGTCCAGCCAAGGGCAGCGCAAATCATCAAATAAGCTGCTGGTTGACGGTGAGATATTCTTTGCTATCTTTCTGGGTAAGAATCCTCAAATACGGAGGATTGACCCGCTGGAAATAACCGAGATTATTACCAAGCCCGGCGACTCCGAATCAGTCCTCTATTACTTGCGCGAATGGGACGAGGTTGACGGGACTAATGTAACGCGCAGGCAGGCGTTCTATCGTGACTACCGAAACGAAGAGAACGAGGACGCCCGCAGCTCATCCGGCATGGCTATTCATGCAGACCAGAACGTGGTCATATTCCATCTGGTTAACAATACACTGACGGCAAGGGGCAACCCATTATTACTGCCGGCGCTTAACTGGATAAAGTATTACACTAAATTTCTAAGCGCCAGAATCGCCGTCATGTTGGCAGTGGCTAAGTTTGCTTGGCACACTAAGATAAAAGGCGGTAGCGCAGCCGTAGCGGCTGTCAGGCGGGTCCAGGAGGATGTTGCGATAGCTCCAGGCTCGAACCTGCTGGAGAATACTGCCGTCGACACCAAAGCAATGAAACTGGAAACCGGGGCCACCAACGCCTATCAGGACGCCCGAATGCTCCGGCTGCAGGTCTGTGCCGCGGTTGGTATTTCCGAGCAATACTATGGTGACATATCCATAGGTAATTTTGCCACGGCAAAGACCGTAGAATTACCTATGGTCAAGATGTTTAGCGCCTACCAGAAGCTATGGATAGATGCCTTTGAGGTCATCGACGGTATCATTCTTACTGCCGCCGGTATAGCCGAAGAAAAGCAGTTCGTAGACCGCGACTTCCCTCCGATTGCACCGGATGACGTCGCTGCGGCTGCCAAGTCCCTGGTCGAGATAACCAACGTTATCCCTGGCCTGAAGGATATACAGGCTGTTAAGCAACTTGCAATCACACTCCTGGGGCTGAATAACGTCAACGAAGTCATGGAGCAATTGGAAAAGGCCGAAAAGGAACTGGAACTAACAAAGACCGCGGACGATAAAGCCGCCGCCGATAAAAACGAAGGGGACCAGGCGCAGGCCGCAGAGGATGCGAAAGAGGCGCGAGCCGAGAGCCTTTTATCAATGCTATACAAGCTTAAGGAAGCTATCGAGCGCGGGGATATAACGAAGCTGGAGGTTTAAACATGTGCTTTAAGTCAAAGGTTCAGGGCAATATCCAAGTGGTCCCGAAATACAAGCTATACTCAACCTCCGGTGAATGGCTGGGAGGCAAACTGCAAAGGCTGTCAATCAACCCCACGCACCTCTGGGACGGCGAATACTTCTATCACTCCGGACCGGACTGGCAGAAGATAATCAACGACGTGCTACTTAATATGCCGAAATACACCACTGACAAATTCGACTGCGATAACTTCTCGATGCTAACCTGCAGCCGCGTCATTGAAAAGTACCAGGTGAACGGAATGGGCATCGCTATCGGCTCAAGTCCAATGGGGTACCACGCCTTTAACATCTTCCTGGCCTACAGCGCGGAGGATGAGGCCGAACTGTTTATGCTGGAGCCGCAGACTGGCGTTATTATGGAATTGAACACCGAAGGATATCATATCGACTCGGTGATATGGGGATAAAAAAATAGTTTGGAGGAAAACATGGCAAACGCAAACGGAATACCTAAGAAAGACGGGAGTGGCGGAGGAGTACGAGCAAATAAAGGCAGGGGCGGTTGTGCTACCCCTCAAAGCAAAGGGAAGGGGAAATAGTAAAAGTGGTTCGATAAAAAGGAGAAAAACATCAAACTGAATACAGGTGGCGAAAGTATATAGACGCAAGCGAGATGAGAATGGTTGGTGGTTAAAGGCTTTCTCTGTAATGCCTACCACCGTCTAGGGGGAAGTGCCCTAGCCTGTATTCAATTAAAAGGAGAAGGAAAATGAAAAAGAGAAAGAAAAAGGGGTACCTGCTGTCATTATTTTTTATTGCCGTTATTATCGCTGCCTGCATGGGCATGGCCCACTCGGCGCAGGGCGTGTACCACGAAGAGATACAACTTGTAGAGAATGAAATAGACTTGTATTTCTATGACTCTCAAATAGAGGCTGGCCCACTGGATGGCGGCATCGCTGTCATGGTTGATACCAACGGCGCCTATTGGGTACACGAAGGTACGGTCTACGCAGCAAACGGGCAGGCAAAGGCATGGTCACCAGGACTTAGTAGCTCACCTGACGGAATTACCTGGAACTCGGTATTCTGGGCTGTAAAAAAGGAGAAATAAGATGATATGTGAAACGTGCGGAGGTAAAGGATTCCTGGAGAGGAATCACGGTCTACACATGGCATACTGCAATGCCTGCAAAGGCACCGGGAAGACCAGAGACACCAGATTCGACGGGCTAATCTGCATTGAGCCTTATTACCACAGAGAAGACGGTCAATATCCCATTATTAAAGAATGCAAATTCTCAATGGTGAAGAGTGAAGATACTAAACGACCTAATAAGACTACTCGAAAACGCCGTACCCGCAGACCCAAATAGCGTAATTAATCGGCGCTTTGCCAAAATGTACGAGAAGGAGCTGGTGAAATACTTTAACGGTCTTTCGCTGGCTTTCCCTTATTCGCGCCTGACGGGGTTTTATAACACCCACATGGAGGAGTCATTAGAGTCGGAATCGGAGGCCTTCTTAGCACCGTTTCTGAAAGCCACAAGCGAGGCGCTGAAAGGTATAGCCACCACTAATACGCTGAAGATTTATCTCTCCGGAACTGCTGAAATGATAACTTGGGGCAAAACCAAGCGAGGCTTCCCGATTGCCTTCGAAGGACCTCCTTATGCCGAGGCGGTAGCTTACACTAAAAAGAGGGCTGCATACCTGGTAACCAAGATGAATCAAACCACGCAGAAACGTCTGTCACGGATCATTGCAGACGGTATTAAAACCAAGAAGGGCATACCAGGCATTTCCAGAGCAATCCGTACTGAGTTTACGGATATGACAAAGTATCGGGCAAGCCTGATAGCACGCACCGAGACACGCAACGCCCTCTTCCAAGCCAACCAGGATAACATGGAGGCTATGGGAATTGAGGGTAAAAGCTGGGTGCTGGGCGCCGGAGGTGTCGAAGGGAACTGCGAGAAATGTATCGCTAACTCCTCAGTCGGCGTTATTCCGGTAAAGGACGAATTCCCTAATCCGCAAGATACAATCCACCCCGGTTGTGTATTGCCCGGAACTATGGTGAGCCCACTCGGTATGCAATTAATGACCCGTGCTCATTATTCAGGTATGGTTGTAGAGTTGCATACAAGGCGTGGTGACAGGCTCACAGTCACCCCAAATCATCCTATACTCACGCCGACCGGATTCATTCCCGCTGAGAGATTGAGAGAAGGCAGTAACGTAGTTTGCAGTTCTTTCAGAGAGGGGATGCTTTATTCCATGAACCCAGATTATCAGCAGGTGCCATCCCGCATTGAGGATATATGGGACTCTCTCATGCTCTCGCCTGGCATGGCGCTTACAAGTGTGAAAGTATCCCCCGTAGATTTCCACGGCGATGCGGGACGATTCGATGGCGATGTCAATATTATATACCCCGACAGCCTTTTGGAGGGTTATATCGACGACTCCACGGGCTCTAAGCATATCCGCAAGAAGCAGCTCCGCGGGGGAGATACCGATTTGCTTCATTTCCCTGGTGTTAGCCTTCTTAACACGTTCAGCGATAGAGCATTTACGCCCTCTGGCAGCAGTGTTGGCGTTTGCCGTGATAGCCTTCCTTTCAATAGGGGAGAGCCTGTTCATTCTAATCAGGGTGGCCTCGCTGTCAGTACGAGGCGTGATACCAGCCTTAATCAGGTTGCGCTTGATGACGCCTCTGTCAATGCCGAACTCGCGCGACAGTTTCAGGATAGATTCGCTAGCTTCATAACGGCTGATGAGATTGTCGAGGTTAGGAATTATTATTTTAGCGACCATGTTTTCAACCTCCAGTCTTTAGAATCATTATACATCGCCAACGGGGTTGTCGTAAAGAACTGCACCTGCGCCATAGCACCGGGCAGGTTGCCTGGTAAGCCGTTATTTAATTAAAGAGAACTCAAGGAGGTAAAGAAGGATGACGATAAACCTGGAAGCTCTACAGGATAAGTATTCAGCCTACATGGTGGAGGCTGGAAAACGCAATTCAATAACTGACTCCAAGCGCGTACGGGGAATACTTGCCCTCTGCCTGGAGCTTCTATCCTCAGAGATTGAAGACGAGAAAAAGATTGAAGAGGCCATGGAAAAACTGGCTTTGCTGCACGGCGAACTGCTGCTAACCGAGGCCGTGGATAAAGACAAGTTCCCTGCCTCCGCCTACGCCTATACACCAGACACCGCCAGCCCGGCCACATGGCGACTGAGGCTGACCAGCAAGGCCGAGCTTAAGGAAGCGGCAGCCTATCTAAGCGAGGGCGGGTTACGCGGTGTAAAGCTGGACCTGCCAGAAGAGGAATTGCCTTATATTAAACGAATGATAAGGAGGGGCTTTATTCGAAAAGGAATCACGGCTGACGGCATCCCTGCATCGGTTAGAGAATCGCTTACCCCGCACCCGCTGACCGACTTCGTGCCGCTAACAGAAGCCGTACTGGAAAAAGGCCGGGCAGTCGTAACCGTTATCAGTCCAGGCTTTAATTACGGGAAAACCAGGTACTACCCCAAGGAAGTGCTTATCAGAGACTATAAGGTCTTTGAGGGCGTCAAAATGTATGCCGACCATCCTACTGCCGAAGAGCGCAAAGCCATGCCGGAAAGGTCGATAAAATCAGACGGCTGGGTCGCAGTTCTTAAAGACGTCACGGTTGACGAAAGCACCGGAGTTATCACTGGAGTCGCGGAAATAGTTGAATCGTGGTTGATGGAGAAGCTATCACTACTCAAAGGTAAGAAACTACTCAGTGAAATGGGTATATCGATCAATGCGGTGGGGAATGCTTTTGAGGATACCATAGAGAATACGAAAACGCTGGTGATTGAAAGTATAACTCAGGCACGCTCAGTCGACTTCGTGACGGAGCCCGGCGCCCACGGTAGGGTAACGTTTTATGAAGCCTTCCAGCCTTTCGATGTTGACTTGGTATCCCTTGACACACTCAAGGAACGCCGGCCTGATATTGTGGAGGCTATTCTCAAAGAAACCACAGAGCAAATTAACAAGGAGGTTAAACTCAAAATGACACTAGAGGAACAAGTAACCCAATTAACCGCAGAGAACAAGGCACTGACCGAAAAGGTGACTGCCATGACTGAAGCTGCGGATGCTACGGCAACTGCTGCGGCCAAGGCTGAAAAAGTGGCTGCGGTGCAAGTCGAAGTCGCCAAGGTCCTGGACGCCGCGGAGCTTCCCAAGGTGGCCAAGGAAAAGATAACTGCCGCCTTCTCTGCCTGTGAATCCACTGACGGTCTCGAAGCCGCTATCACGGCGGAAAAAGCCTACGTCCTATCATTGCAGGAATCGGCAGAGGTCAAAGGCCTGGGCCCCAAGAAAACCGATGACGCTGACGGGAAAAAGGCGCTCTACGAATCCATGAAAGCCGCCTATCCGGACTCCACCGAAGCTGAACTGCAGCAAATGGTGAACGTCTAACCTGAGTAACCAGTAATTAATTTATTAGGAGGATTTAAAAAATGAGTCCAGCTTATGGAGTTTATCCCGTACAAGACGCAAAAGACCCCGGGAAGGAAATCACCTCAACGGGCGAAGCACGACACGTTACCCTTCTGGAATCTGAGTTAATCCACCCCAGCCACACGGACGGGTTCGTCGACGGTAAAGACCCCGTTGTATCTGCTACTGGAATGCCCATGATTGTGGGCGTAGCCTTTTCTGATGCCGCTGCTGCGTCTGACGAAATAGCCATCGATACCGAAGGCATGTGGAATCTCGACGTGGTAGCCGCAGACGACGACGGAAACGTCGCAGTTGCTGGCGGTGACCTTATCTATATCAATATCACCACTGCCGTACTGAGCAAAATCAGCAACACAGTAACGAATGTCCCATTCGGAACCGCCTATGGTATCGTTGCCTCCGGTGAAACTGGCGCAATCGCTGTCAAGGTCCACGCCTTCCCGAAGATGACCGGAAGTAAAGGCATCGACCACGTGCAAGGCACGACCACAAATCCCATTGCCTGGGGGATTGACGGCAGCAATCTTAAATCCATGGTATTCACCGTCGGTGTTCTGACCGACTATATCAGTGCCAAACGGATTCACATGCTAACCACTGACGATATCACGGCTGGAGGCGTCTATAATATCTACTCCCGTCAGGATATTAAGCATGACGTTCAAAACATGGTTGGTATTCACGCTCTTGGTTATATCACACCCGCAGTTGCGGCTGACTTAACCATTAATCAGGTTCTTGGAATCAGTGGCCAGGTTTACCTAAACAACGCCGGTAAAACTGTTACGCTTGGTGACCAGATTAGCGCGGGTTTCTTTACCATGAATCAGTCTCTCGGTTCTATAATTACCGGAACCTTCCCAGCAGAAAATGGCTGGATAAACGGCGTGTTCGTTTACATGAACGGTATTGAACACGATAATTCCGGTAAAGCTGCCGGTATTCACGTTATACAGGGTGGCGGCGTAACTTCATTCCCCGACTATGGCATTTATATTCTTCAGGAATCCGAAAACGCTCTGGCAGCCATTAAGGTTGAATCCAAAGCTATCGGTATGGTAGGTATCGAATTCGAATCCGCCCTGGGCTTCGGTTTTACTTCTTTAATCAAGTACGACGGTGGTGCCATTGTGGCCAATGCGACTTACTTCCTGGAAATCACCCCAGCCGCTGGTGCTGAAGGTGGAGGCATGATGTTAGAGGATAACACCGATAACACTGCCAATTCTGACTTTCAGATAAATGTTAGACTCGCCGGTGATTCCGTTGACCGTAAAATCAGACTCTACGAATAGAGCTAAAGAAACCAAATAAAAAAGGAGAAATAACGTGGAACTAACAAACGCCGAAATATTCAATTCTTGCAAACCGATGGAGGAACTACTGACGCACAAACTTCCAGTTAAGACTAGCTTGGAAGTGGCCCGTATGGTCCAGAAGCTAAACGAAAAGCTAATCCCCATCCAGAAGGTGGTTGACGGTCTGATTAAAACCCACGGAAAGAAAAACGAAAAGACTGGTCAATTTGAAATAAAGCCGGAGGATGAGAATTTCCCCAAGTTTTCCGAGGAATACGGAGAATTGATGCTTGGCACTGTGGAGGTAGTATTTAAACCTGTGAAACTGCCTCCAAGTTTCGAGATAGAGCCTTATGTAGTAATGGCTCTGGCAAAATTCATCACAGGGTAAAAATAATCATAGGAGGATATTTTTAATGCCTGAACTTATGGATCAAGTCCTAGAAGAAGCTAAAGGATTCTACGCTGTAAAGGATATGCGCAGAAGCCCCGGCTATGATCAGAGATTAGCCGAAGCCATCTCCCTGATACACAATACCGCCAGGATGCCTTCCCATCGCCATATCTTTCTGCTTCAGGAGGCCATGACGACTTCAGATTTTCCGCAACTATTTGGGGACGTTCTTGACCGCCGAGTGATTAAGAAATACACTGCGGTACCTCCGCTGTGGAAAAACATCGGCCTTAAGCAGATCGTGAACCGGATTCACCCGCAGGTGGGTAAATACGCCTTCGCTATGTCCGGTGGAAACGAACGCCTGGAGCGCGTGGCGCAAAAGGGCGAGTACCTGACCTCTGACCGCGGTGAAAACCGCTACGCGCTTACTGTTTACAAATACGGTAAGCAGTTCGATATTTCATGGGAATCATTAATCAACGACGACCTGAATGCCCTGGGCGATACCCCTGAACGATTTGCGGAGTCTACCCTGAACATGGAGAACTTCCGATTCGTTGATACCTACGCTGACGACGACGGCACGCATGGTGTTGATGGCGCCGGGGAGCTATACGATAAAGCAACTGCCAACGAAGTCAACGGCAGCGTTAACCTCTTGACCCTGGCCAACCTTGCTACTGGCTACCAGGCAATGGCAAGCTTCAGAGACCGTGCCGGGAATCCGATCCGGAATAAACCAGTGTACCTGGTGGTGCCTCCGCTCCTGGAAATTCCCGCCAGGGAAATGCTGACGTCAGTAATGAAGCAGTACACGCAATCCGGTGACACCGACGTTGCGGCCACTGCTTACCCCATGAAAAACGTCATTGCCGAGCTTGGGCTTAAGCTCATCGTGGAGCCTTGGCTGCCTATCTGCGACCCCACCAACGGCGATACTGCGTGGTACCTGTTTGCCGACCCCAATTCCATCGCAGCCGTACAATACGGCTATCTCAACGGCCACGAACGCCCGGAAATCGTTATGAAGGCATCCGACAAGGTTACTATTGGCGGCGGAGCTGTTTCGCCGTTCTCCGGGGACTTTGCCACTGACAACGTTTTCTACCGCGTGCGCCAGTGCTTCGGTACCTCCAAAATGGACTGGAGAGGTACCTATGCTGGCGGGCTGGTCAGCTAAATAACGGGGACCCGGTTACTGCTGAGGTTTAGTTCTCCTTTTCCTCGGCAGTAACTTTTAATTTTTGGAGGCGCTATGTTACCAAATAGTCCTGATATTCTTAAAAACTTACTTGGCATTAATGGCCAAGGAAACGACGTTATGCGAGAGAATGGCTCAGTAACTTTTGCCCAAGCTGACGAGGGTGATATTTACTATAACGGTGCGGCTGTAGCAGATATGCCACTTCAAACTGCGGCCGCTGCCATTGAGCTGGTATCTAACTCTGGTAACGACGACGTTGCTGGAACTGGTGCCTTGACTGTAAAGGTTGGGGGACTGGATGGAAACTATGCCTGGGTTACGGAAATTTTAACCTTAACAGGGGCAGTTGCCGTAGTAGGCACCCAGTTATTCATGCGAGTTCTTGATTTACAAGTTATGACCTGTGGTACTGGCTTAACTAACGCTGGACAAATAGCTTGCCAAGCAGTAGGTGGAGGTCAAGTCTGGGATGTTATAGTAGTAGGAGAAGGCAGGAATCAACACTCACTGATAACCGTACCGGCTAAGAAAAGGCTTTGGATAACACGCTGGGTTTTAAGTTGCAGCGCTCTTGTAGCTCAGGAATACCGAGTTATGTTTAGAGCTGGTAACTTAAAACCATGGATAGTCGGAGCTAAGAGATACGCCTATTTTGGAGGTGTAGTCGGTGAAGATGTACCTTTAGCAATGACTACTGGTTTCCCATCTCAGTCGGATATAAAAATTCGCGCTATTCTTGGCGGTGGTGGCAAGGTATCTTCACACATGGCGGGATTCCTGACAGACGTCATAAATTCGGCACCATAAGCAAACCCGCCACTCAGTTATATAAAGCCCCAGAAACGGCGCCCAGGCGCCCACACAAGGAGGTGTGAAGTGTTTCTTATTCTCTTGACGATTCTTATTTTATGTTTTCTGGTTACCCCTTTAAAGTTTCCTTTTCCCCGGTACCCCGAAGCGCCACGCCAATTCAGAGGCAAAAGGGGGTTCAAGGAGTGCCAAGACTGGGTAGAAAAGTATATTTTTATGCGGCCACTAGATATGAAGAAACTATTTAGGGCGGCCGCTCGCAAAGAAGCGAGATGGACAAGCAAGGATGCAAGAGGTTAAAAATGAATTTAATAGATAAATTTCTGGCTAACTATATCAACAAGAGGGGTAAGAATTTTGGTGGCTTTGGAATGGGCAAGATTAATTTCAATACTTGCCTAACAGCTCGTAAGAAAGTAATCGACCCTAATTCTGGACTTTATGTGTTCACTGGTGACGACAGATGTGTAAGAGGTCACGTTGTGACTACGGCTTTTGTTGATTACATCGTAGATAACCTAATTACGGAGGTTGCCGCCTTTGGTGACTTCAAGTTTCACGATAGTGGCACTGGTGTTGGTGTTGAAGCTATTGATGATACTACTCTCGGTACGGCTTGTGGGGAGGCAAGGGACATCGGGACTCAGGCTGAAAATGCCCATAACATCTATGAGAGTGTGGCTACCAATACTTACGCTGGCGGCTTTGCTATCACGGAGCACGGCTTATTCAATATTGCCGCTGGTGGTATTTTAATGGACAGAACAAAGTTTGGTGCAATCACAGTCGTGGCCACAAACCAGATACAATTCACGTTCACAATTTCCTTCACGGCGGGGGGATAGTATTGCCAATACTACTTGATTGTGTTATACTGTTATTATAAGGATAGCAGGAGGATAATACAATGCCGAGAAGTGAAACTACTTTCAAGAATGGGGAGCATCCATCAACCTCTACGGAGTTCAAGAAAGGGAGAGAACCGTGGAATAAAGGACTAAAAGGTGCCTATAAACCAACGGCAGAGGCAAAAGAGAAGGCAAGGCAAAGCCATATCGGCAAGCGGTATGATGGCGGCACCCATTGGGTAACAAAAATCTGTCAAAAGTGTGGTGTATCCTTTGAGGTGAAAAGCGGGGCAGGTAAGAATAGAATATACTGTTCTTGGAAATGTGCCAGACTAGACCGAAAGAGTAATGGCTTTATCTGCCAGCAAGGATATAGAAAAATCCAGCATAATTGCAAATCAGTCTTTGAACACCGCCTCATAGTTGAGCAAGCACTTGGTCGCACTCTAAAGAAAACCGAAGTAGTGCATCACAATAATTGGAATAAGTTAGATAATAGGATTGAGAACTTAACAGTTATGTCACAAAAATGCCACAGGTCTTTAACCGATTATCTAGCTAGATTATGGGTGGGTGAACATATGAATGAAGTAAACGAAGTAACTAAAGATTTCACAATAACCTTTACTGCTGGTGGTTAATTAATGCCATACGCTAAGATAAATAAAACGGGTTGCTGTGAACGACACGGCAACCTACAACTCAGGATAGACTTCTTTCTTGAAGAAGATGACCCACGTTATCATGACAGGTATATTCAAGTACCTGTTATTCCTGATGGGGGTTATCCTAGGAAAGTAGATGTTGATGGTTCTCCTATTGACCAGAAAGCATACGATAGATGGTTTAGTAAACTACCTCTTGTCTGGCAGTTAACGCCGTTTCATTCCCATATCTTCTATGCTGACCCGAATGTTACTGACGCTGAAATCCAAAAGGAAATGGACTTCCATTTGCCCAACTTCTACACGGCATTTCAGAACGAGTGGGATAAAGTTCAAGGCGGAATGAGGCATGGCTTTGCTGTAGAGAAACGCATCAGACCAGTTCGTTATTCCAAGACGTTAGAAACTACTGAATATCTTAATCTAAAAACGCAGGTTGATAGTAGACTGGCGTTGATAACTGGCATTGAAAGTAAGCCTATAAGTCTTGATGGTAAAGAGTTTCCATCTACTGATATTGATGTTGGAATGGCTGCGAGTAATCGAGCTTACAATCAAGCAGGCGGCTCGACTGGTGTAAATGTAGGGAATCCAGCAAATGATAGTGGTGTTCTTGATACATGGGAACTTTACTTTGAGGCTCAAGGTAGCAACCCTGTAGGGATTGAGGTAGCTACCTTCTTTGTGGTTTCAGGGAATAATTTATCAACCAGGGATACTGAGACTTTAGGAAATGGAGCATATGGTAGAAAACTGACTTTTACGGGGCTTTCAACTGATGTGGAAACAGGCGATTATGCTGGATACCATACGACAAGTGGCACATTATCGATTGATTACACAACAGGAAGTGGTTTCTGGTACAAATACTCCACAGATGCTATCCCATGCACTAATTATGCATTTTCACTGTTAGCTGGTGTTGATGGAAGTCTCTACGCTACTGGTGAAACAGCAGGTGGTCCGACCTTACAATCTGTAGGCGGTGGCGCAACTTCCATAGCTGGGTCGCTTGGTCTCAAAACCTCTATAAGCGCTGGTGCAGGGGCTGTAGCGATTGCTGGTACACTAGGCAGAAACATAAATATAGCGATGGGTAGTGGAAGCGTGGCTATTACTGGGGCATTGGGTAGAGCAATAAGCATCTCTACGGGTGCTGGTGCAGTGGCCATAAGTGGAGTATTAAACAGACTGACCTCTATAGCGACTGGTGCTGGTGCGATAACCCCGTCTGGTGCATTGAGTGCCGTTTTCGCCTACTTCATTAATGTTGGTGGAGGGGCAGTTGCAATATCTGCGACATTGGGTAGGGTAATAAGTATTGGAGTTGGTGATGGTGCTACTGCAATAGCCGGTGCATTAAACCGCTTAATAAGTATTTCTACAGGACAGGGTGCAGTTACAATCGCTGGAGCATTAACAAACAAAATCATGTTAGCAGTTGGTGCTGGTTCTGTGGCTATAAGTGGTGCCTTAAATAGGCTAACTAAAATACTTACTGGTGCTGGAAGCATTACACCTTCTGGAACATTAAGTTCACTGGTGACATTCTTTCAAGCCGTTGGT